AGAAAGAAGCTGGCGATATTTGTTGGTATCTTGCAATGCTTTGTGAATCCTTCGGTTGGAACTTTGATGAAATCATGCAGATTAACATTGATAAGCTGAAAGCAAGATATCCAGAGGGATTTGATACTTACAGAGCTAATCATAGACAGGCAGGTGATGTTTAATGAATAACATTCAAATTAGTGGATATTGTGTTGATTGCATAAACCAATTTGCATTATTCAGTGCAGAACCGTGTAAGAGTTGTATTAATCGCGGCGGCAAGAAAGATAACTTTGCTCCGCTCAAAGATTTTGATTTTGCACCTAGTGTTAATGAAAAACCGGTAAATGACAATGTTAATCATCCAAGTCACTACGCAACCGGTAAATATGAGTGCATAGATGTTATGCTTGAGATATTCGGTGTTGAAGCTGTTAAAACATTCTGCTTGCTCAATGCCTTTAAGTACAATTACCGAAGTGGTAGAAAGAATGGCTTAGAGGATATTCAAAAAGCCAAGTGGTACATTGACAAATACATAGAATTGTCAGAATAGCCGTGTCGGTCAATGAAAGTATAATGGCTACAAAGGATAGTGCACTGCGGTTTGTGGCGAATATATACCGAGAATAGCCACTTAATGCCTCATAGCCAAGCGGTAAGGCACCGGACTTTGATTCTGTTAGCGTGGGTTCGAATCCCACTGGGGTAGTTTGTCTTACTTTTATCGTAGACTACCATGTTTTGCATTTTAAGGTAGTCCTCCTTTCATGTACTTTCTTGGAGATTCAGTTAAGGGTGGTGCGAGACCACTCGGAAAGGCTTACCTCATACAGAGGTGTGAAATTCAACTTATCAAGGTTCTTCTCGATATTCCCCAAAAAATATTATTGCATTTTCCCTTGATAGCCGTTACAGGCGGTATTTGCCGATATGGGATAAAGGTATTCCAATAGCTTGCTAAGCTATCCAACAGAAATGTTGTTCGTGTTCGATTCACGATGTCGGCGTTTTGAAAGCACTTCTTAGGTCTGCGTGCGTAATGCTGTTTGCGGACTTATCCTAGGTTAAGAGGTGTGAGTAAGTTGCTATGTGCTGAAATAGGTAGCCAGTATTGCAGTAGATTTATGAGTTGAAATCTGCAACTTAGATAACTCGTCTTAAGTGTCATGTGGAGGTGCAAATCCTCACCATAGCAAGTTTTCGGGTAGCTCCCGAATAAGCAGGCGTTGCAGTAATCCCTGCTGAATAATTAAAATGTTTGTGTTGGTTGATTTGCGAACAGGATGGCAGATAGTGTAATGAAGTGCCATAAATACTTTCCAACACAAGAAACTGTACAACGGATAGTAGTTCAGTTGGGAATAACGCTTGATTTATTCAAGTAGTCACAGGTTCAAGTCCTGTCTATCCGATTACAACAAACTAGCTTGACGAAGCGAAAAGCACTTCCGCTGTGCCTGTTTGTTGTTTTTATCGATTAAGCGAAGTGTGTATCACAGGCATACATAAATAATATCAAGCGGAGGTATTCAATATGGCAACAATCAGAGTGCATAAAACAAAAAATTACACAGTTATGAGTAATACTCATTTAAGGGATAAGAGCTTAAGCTTGAAAGCAAAAGGATTATTGTCTGTAATGCTTTCATTGCCCGATAATTGGGATTATTCAATAGCTGGGTTAGTTGCAATAAGTAAAGAGAATGAAACAGCTGTTAAATCGGCTTTAAATGAGTTAAGGGATAATAATTATGTTGTGGTTACTAAGGAAAACCCGACAAAAAGCAATGGCGGAAGAATAAAGTACACCTACGAGGTTTACGAAGAACCATATAAACAGAAAATAGAAAAACAAGATACAGAAAATCTAGGGGTTGAATGTCAACAGGTAGAAAACCACGGACAATTAAATACTAATGAATTAAGTACTGATGAATTAAATATTAATATACAAAATACTAATGAATTAAATACTAAAAGTAATTCTCTTAACAGAGAACAGTGTAATTCTTTTTTACCCAAAGATAAAAAAGCGAAAGAGTTTAAGCCGATAAGCGAATATTCTCAAAGTGATTGGGAAGTTGCCGAGGAAAGAATGATAAGTAGAGCTGGTAAGATAGCTTACGATTGGACTAACGATAAAACGCTCAAAGAAAATACAGAAGCATTCTTTAAATACTTTTTAGATAAACACGGAGAATGTACTGGAGAATATCACTACCCATTAACAGATAAGGTTTTATCAAGAGTAGTAGATAATTTAACAAAAGAAACTGACATAGAGCGTGATGGATATACAGATACCTATTATGCGGCTATAAGTGATATGGACGATAATGCAGACTACAAGATGCTGGTTGATGAATATTTCAACACAAAGTTTTCAGCACAATGTGATTACAGCTTAGTTCACTTTTCTTCTGAAAAGGTTTTGATTAACATTATGAATCACGCTTGTAAGAGTAGTTGGTGCGAAAGCAAGGAATGGTAAGGAGTGATTATTGTGGCAGCAGGCGTACACCCATTAAACAAAGACAAGTTTTATGAAGCAATTAATTTGTACATATCGGGACAGGCTTCACAGGTAAAAGCGGCAAAAGTAGCAGGTTGTAGTGTACCGACATTTAAGAAATACGCTAACAAGATTTATGGCGGCGAGGAATTACCAGATAATTTATGGGGGAAGAATGATGATTAAGAGAATTGTTAATCACTGGATAAGATACAAGACAAAGAATTTAACAAGAATACCATTGTTTACAATGACATTTGATTATCGTAAATATAAAGCAGACGGAAAGAAAGACAGTTGCATGTTTTATGCACACCCTAGTATTGCAAAAGATGAATTTGTGAAAAGCAAATTACAGGAAGTCGTTGGCTATATCAGAGATAACTATGATTTGGACATATTTACGAGGATTTGAGGTGTAATATGAAAAATTGCTCAATTTGCAAATATTGTGATGAAGATTTTGATTTTGATGAAGAAACAGGAGAAGAATATCCTGTTTATGAATGCCAAAAAGGGAATGATACATCACTTGACTGCGAGTGCAAGGATTTTAAGAAATACAAGCCAAGAAAATATAGAGAAAAAGATACAGAGTGCGATATATGCGAATACAGAGAAAAATGTGCAAAATATAGTTCTGGGATAGACTGTACAACCTACAGAGATACAAAATACATATTATTTATCCGCAAGACAAATGTATTAAAAGGGCAAAAGAACTAGGTGTTGAGATACCTAAAGATATTGGAAACTATTTTAAGAAATATGAGGTTGAGGCGTAATATGTGTAAATTTTGTGAGGAAAAATTTCCTGTCATAACACATTATGGCAAGTTTAAGATTGATAAGTTGTCAAATAAACCTGTAATTACATGCAACTTGAATAAATGTCCGTCCTTTGCAGTGTGTAGTAGTAAAGATATGAATGTTGAAATGGTAATGAAAATAGCTTATTGCCCTATCTGCGGCAGAAAGTTGGTGGAAGAATGAATGAATTTTTAAAATTTTTTGACGATAAAGCAAAAGACTTTCCGATGCATCTTGAAATTACTTATAGCAAAATATGTGATTGGAATATTTTAATTTATAAAAAAGGCTGTGCTGATGATTACCCTAAAGCTAGGTGTAATGGCGAAGATGTAGTAATTGTCGATGAAAATGATGGTGACATGGAACTTTGCTTTGCTAAGGCACATGTAGAGCTGAAAGAATGGCTTTCGGAATTTAATGGCGGATATTAAGGCGGTGGAAGAATGAAACATCAAAAAGAATGGCGCACTTGTGACAGGTGCGGAAAAGAGATAAAAGTAGGACTGTTGGGTGTGAACTCAATCACGAGAAACGGCGTATTGAATACAACCTACGACTTATGCAATGAGTGCATGGAAGATTTTGAGGAGTTTATGAGAAATGAAACTGACAGTCGGAAATAGCGTATATGAAATGAAGGCAGAACAATTAAAAGCTGTTTTACATGTTGCAAGTAAACAGGTTCCGTTTGGAATTTATGCGGTCAGCAAAAAAGGCATGGCTATTCTTTTGAAGGAGACCTATTCCACCAATGAGGAGCTGAAAAAGGCTGTTTCTGATTATGCGATGAAAGGATTTAAGGTGTATTATAATGAGCATGGCAGATGTAATTAAATCAATAGAGCGTGAAGCACTTAGAGAAGCACAATCGCACGAAATAGGCGGTAGAAATGGCAAGCCGATAGAAACATCCGAATTTCATGATATGACTATTGACATTGATATTTCAGTCGATGCAGTCAATGAGTATGCAAAATCAATTTTAGGCAGATACCCGGAAAATAATTATGAATTTTCAAGAGCATTAGCAATGAAAATCCTAGAGGAAACAAAATCATTAGCGAATAGTGAGGAGAAGGAGCGAGATTATGGAATATCAGAACACAATGCTTTGCGGTGACATATCCGGTGGCTATTTAACAAAGGCACCATGTATAAGCAAAGATGATTCAATTCCGGAAGAACTTAGAAAAAATGTTGAAAAGAAATTGAGAGATTGCTTTAAGGAGTGAATAGAAATGAAAACGCTAATTGATTTTATCAAAAAATTGAGAACTTTTTATCAGTTTTATAAAGATTATGAGTATAGCGGTGATGAATGTGAGTTTATTATCGAGAATTATCAAGAAGTTTTATGTAGCCGAACAAAAACTATGAGTAAGCCGACATATTATGCAAAATCTGTTATCGGAGAGATGGATAGGTGGTATGAAGATAGTTGGAAATCTATGTATAAATGCGAACCATTTGAGACGGCAGAAGAAAAGATTATGATAAAATCTGATGGCGAAACTGCACAAGTGTTTATTGACGGCAAAAAAGTAAACTGCACAGATGTGGAGTTGCATTTTATTGGTCATTCAAACCAAAGCCCGATGATTAAAGTTAATGCACGTTGGCATAAAACGGATGAAAACGGAAATGTAATTATGAATGAGGACAAAACTGCCATATTGACAGAGGGCATTAAAATAAATTGCTGAGGGGGGCGAGATTATGAAAATAACAGAAATGAATAACTGCATTGAAGAAATGCGGGAGTGTTACAAGTTTGATGATGATAAAACGGAAATACGGATTGGGGATATGATGAATGGAAGTAACAGATATGTAACTGTCGGCACAAGGGACGAAAACGGAACACAGATTGAAATGACAAGGCGTGCGGATGAATTAGAATAATAATTGCTGATTATCGGCGGAAAGGAATTGTTATGAAGAAGAAAATTTTAGCAGTTGTGTTAGGATTGACATTATGCTTAGGAATGACCGGATGTGCGTCATGGGACAGAATGGTAACAGATATGAAAAGCGATATAAATGGCGATATGCAAAGAACAATTACTGTATACACGGCAGATGGTAAAGAACTCGCAACATATGAAGGCAAGATTGATATTGATACAAACGATGGTGAATATGTTAAGTTTGATTTTAATGGTAAGAGATATATCTACTACAATTGCTTTGTAGAAAGCATTGCAGATATTGATTAAGTGATATTACCGGCTACAGATTGATTGTAGTTGCTGACCTTAGAAAGATAAAGGTTGATAAAACATAGAAAAGGAGACAGAGAACATGAAGAAGTTATTTGTAAGTGCGCCAATGAGAGACAGAATAGAGGAAGAAATCAAAGCTAGTATTCAGAAGATGAAAAAGATTGCTGAAATATACGAGGGCGAAGAGTTAGAGCTTATCGACAGCTACATTGAGGATAACCCACCGAAAGACAGCAAAGAAGCTGTATGGTATTTAGGTGAAAGTCTTAAGAAGCTGGCACAGGCTGATGTGTTCATAGGAATTGCGGAGAACTATGATTGGAGTGGCTGCTGCATTGAAAGGGAAACAGCAGAAAGATATGGCATTAAAGCATATATAATTCCAGCAAGATATGTAATTGATGATTATAATGCACTTGTGCAGAAATTACATCCGGCTGTCCGTGACGTATTATTCTAACAAATTTTACCGGCTAACAAATAGAGTTAGTCGCTACCCTAAAACAGTTATAGGCAGAGGTCTATAAGCACCTTTGCTGAAAAGTGGAGGTGCTTTTCTTATGGCTAGTCAGAGCCTTATTTCCACAGTAAACGGATATGAAAATTACATAGAAAAAAACGGAATAGATGAAAGCGTTATGGACGCATACATAGAAGCGTCAGAAGTGGCAATTAAGACCGAAAAAGATATTCCGTATGGATTGCAACTAACAAAACGCTGCAAAGAGATTATAGAGCGGTTTTGCGTGGAGCATAGCGGCGTTGGAATATGGGACTTAGAAAAATATGCTCAAGACAACGATGAAGAATATCCTTTAATTGACAAATGGTATAAAACTCTTAAAACTGAAAGCTATTATGATTTTGAGAACTTTATGTTTTATATGGAGCGGAAAAGACATTACAGCAAAAGGTTTTATTTTCCAAGACGACAAACCCTTAAAATAGTTGTCAATGATTTGCAAGACCTCGAAAACAGAATAATTAAATTTTATGGATTATCAATGCCGTCAAGAGTTGGAAAGTCCACAATTTGTATATTCTTTCTTGCGTGGGTATCATTACGCAGACCTAATAGCCATTCAGCTATGGGCGGTCACTCTGGAATACTTGCAAAAGGCTTTTATAAAGAACTTATGAACTTATTTACTACGGAAGAATATACATTTTCTGAATTATTTTATTTTTGGAATCCAGAATACGCAAATAAACCGCTTGTAACAGATAAAAGTGCTGATGAATTTACAATAACCCTTGGAAATCCAGACAGATTTGCAACAGTTACTTGCCGTGGTATTGATGGAACTTGGACTGGTGCAGTTGATGTATCAAAAGATGGATATTTGTATGTGGATGATTTGGTAAGAGATAGAGAACATTCATTATCACCTATGCGAATGGAAAATACCTATCAAGAGTATCTAAACAAGATGGTTGACCGAAAAAACGATGGGGCAAGAGAATTGATGGTAGGTACATTATGGAATGTCCTTGACCCATTGGAACGAATGAGAAAGCAATATGAAAACGACTCTCAATACAGGTTCAGAAGAATACCGGCACTTGATGAAAACGATGAAAGTAACTTTAATTATGAAATAAACGGCTTTTCAACAGCATATTACAGGGATATGAGAGAAAAACTTGACAAGGCTGAATGGATGGCTAAGTTTATGCAAAAACCTTATGTTCGTGAGGGATTGTTGTTTCCAGATAATGAATTAAGATTCTTTAACGGAGATTTTGACGATGAATTAGAAAACAAAGAACGGAAAGTAATTGCATTATGCGACCCGGCGTTTGGCGGAGCTGATAATTTATCAATGCCGGTATGTGCTGATTTTGGCGGAAAGCAGAAATATATTATTGATTGGGTATATAAAAAAGGCACACAGGCGGTTACAGTTCCATTAGTTGTAGCAGCTGTCAAGAAACATTACATAACAGAATTGCATATTGAACAAAATGCTGGCGGAAAGCTGATGACAGATAGCATTAAAACTGAAATGAAAAAGCAGAATGTATATTTTTGCAGAATTATTCCATATTACGCAAATACAAAACTGCCTAAAGAGGAAAAAATCAAAGGATATTCTGACAGAGTAAAAGAAACTTTTATTTTCCTTATGAGCAGGCAGTATCTTGCGATAGATGATAGACCAACTTACATAAGAACACAGATGTATCAAGATGCTATGGATGAATTTACAATGTATACATCAGAGGGTAAAAATCCACACGATGATGCAAGTGATTCGATAACACAGCTTGCAATAGTAATAGATAAAAAAGCAACGCAAACAGTAATTATGTCAAGTCCGATATAACAGGAGGGTTTTTATGATAACAAAGGAAGTTTTATCACAGTATTCAGACTTACAGGAAGAAGTAAAAGAAGTAAGGTTAAAGATAGAACGGCTTGAAAAGGATATAAGCAAAATTGAAGCTGGAGAAATGGTTATAGATTCTGTTAGCGGCGGCGATGGTGGCAAACAGCATTTCAAGATTGAGGGCATACCATTCCCGGAGTACAGTAGAAAGAAAACACTTCTTTATGCCAGAAAAGCCACATTGCAGTTGCTTGAAGATGATTTGTTGGAAAAAACCAATGAGGTTGAACAGTTTATTACAAGCATTGATGATAGCAGGATGAGAAGAATAATTAATCTTAGATTCTTAGAAAACAAAACTTGGATTCAAATAGCACACATTATCGGGGGTAATTCTGAAAGCAGTGTAAAAATGGCTTTTCAGAGATTTATTGAAAAAAAATAAAAGTTGTTACGATTGTGACGAAAAAATCTTGTATTATTATATTGAGCAAAAGCAAACTTCATAAACATAAAACAATCCTTTATCAAAAAGCACCGTTACTTAATTGTAGCGGTGTTTTTTGTTATGCAACGAGGTAGAAATATGAATAAAGATAAATCAATTATGTGTCCGAACTGCCATAAGTTTTTGACTAAGGCAGACAGCAAAGACACAAGAACACATAAATTAGCGTGCAAGCATTGCCACAAATGGATATGGTATGTGCCTAACGATGATGATTTTCAGATTAAGGAAATACCACAAAGCAGAAGTTCAAGCGGTATGACATTTTATTAGAGGTGTAGATAATGCAGACAGGAAGAATTGCTATTTATACAGGTGCAAAAGAAATAACGCCTGACAATATAATACCAATTTTGCGTGAAGCAATTTTGGAACATGATATTAATTCCAACAGAATACAGTTTCTTCTTGATTATGACGCAGGAATACAGCCGATAGTTAGGAAAAATCCAAAGACTTACAGACCAGACATTGACTGCGAGTGCTGTGATAATGTGGCTAACGAGGTCACAGAGTTTAATTTAGGATTTAAATGGGGAAATCCTATAACGCTAGTTCAAAACGGCGACAATGAGGATTCTAACCTCACAGAAGCTATAGCAGAATTAAACAGTTGCTACGAATCACAGAATGCAAGGCAGAAGCAACAGGAACTTGCAAGATATGTTGAAATCGGCGGTGTTGGATATGTCCTTATTGATGTGAATACAGAATATGAGGATGGGGAAAGCTATTTCACATATGATGTATTAGACCCAAGAACAACATTTGTTGTAAGGTCAACAGCCTATAGTGATAAGAGGGTTATTCTTGCAGGTACTTATATCAAAGACAAACATAGCGGTACAAGATATTACACCTGTTTTACAAAAGATATTCGCTATGAAATTACCGACGGAATAAAAATCACTAACGGACCAGAAAAAGGAAAAACAAAATGGGGATTTTTAGAGAGAAGTGGGGAAGAGAACCCATTACATAAAATCCCTATTATTGAATATACAAGGTCATTTGATAGAATGGGCTGTTTTGAACGGCAAATATCTGAAATGGATAACTTAAATCTACTCATTTCAGATTTTACAAATGATGTTGAACAGAACACACAGGCGGTATGGCATACAAATGATGTTGATTTCCCAGTTGAACAGGAAACAACAGTTGATAAAGATGGAACGCAACGCATTACTGAAAAAGTAAGAAAGCCAAAATCTGGAGAATGGATGCAGACCTACACATCAGCAGATGGCAAAACTCCAATAGTTGAGCCACTTGCAATCAATTACGATTACACAGGTATGCTTAATAATATCCAATCAAGGCGACAGATAATCTTGCAGAAATGCAATGTGCCACAACGAAATGATAACAGTGGTGGTAGTACAGGAGTTGCAATGTCAGACGCAACAGGTTGGTCACAGGCTGAAACAGCAGCGGCAAAACAACAATTAATTACTGATGGCTGCAAAATGGAAGAAATAAAAGTTGTTCTTGCGGCTATCAAGCTGTCAAACAATGTTGCTAGCAGTAATCCATTACTTAAATTAAGGGCAAGAGATGTAAAGCCTAACATTAAGCGACAAAAAACTTATGAAATGTCAACCAAGGTTAATGCCATGGCAACATTGATAAGCCACGGATTTAGCCTTAAAGATACAGTTGATGCAATTCCATTCTTTGATGACCCTAACGATGTTGTAGCGAGAAGCGGAGAGATGGTTAAGGCATATCAAGACAGTATAATCAACAAAGGCACACAGAACCAAGCGGAGGGTGGAGATGGAGAACAGCCACCTAATAAAGACCGCACAATGCAAGACTTATCAGACCAGACAGAAAATAGTCCGGTTATAGATAAGAGCAGAACAGATAAATAATTGATATTGAGCCACAAGGTAGAAAATGCCTTGTGGCTTTTTATATGCCCTAGAGAAAGGGCAATACAAATATCGCAAGAAGTTGAGAGAACAACAAAAAACGCAGAAAGCAGAGGTAAAGAAATTATGGCAGATGTAATTAACACAACAACAGAACCAACAACCAACAATGAACCACAGAACGAAGAGCATACACCTAGCGTAGAAGAACTTATGGCACAGCTCGCTAGTGAAAGAGCTGAAAAAGAGAAGTATAAGAACGCTTCCGATAAAGCCAGTTCAGAAGCAGCTAAGTATAAGAAAGAACTTCGCTCGAAGCAGACAGCAGAAGAACAGGAAGCGGAAGCAAAAGCGGAAGCTGAAAAATTGCAAGCTGAAAAGTTCGAGAGCATGAGCAAAGAACTTAATCATATGAAAGCTGTCAATGCTTATCAGAAAGTTATAGGTGATGGAAAGGATATTGATTCTTTGATTGAGGCGGTTACAGATGCAGACCATAGCCTTATAGCAACTGTAATTGCTAATGAAGTGCAAAGACAGGTTAAAGAAGCTAAGGCAGAGTGGCTTAAATCAAGACCGGCTATTAATGCAGGCGGTGGAGAAGAAAGCACGATAACACAGGAACAGTTCAACAAGATGAATTACCACGAAAGAGTGGAGTTCAAAAATAAGAATCCAGAACTTTATAAAAAGTTCACAGAGTAAAAAACGGAGGTAAATAAACTATGCCACAGACTAAGTTAGAAAATTTAGTAGACCCACAAGTAATGGCTGATATGGTATCAGCTAAGTTACCAAAGAAAATTAAGTTTTCGCCTATTGCAAGAGTTGATACAACACTTGTAGGCAGACCGGGAAGCACAATCGTTGTGCCAAAGTATGCTTATATTGGTGACGCAGAAGATGTAGCAGAAGGTGTTGCTATGGGTACAACGGTACTTACAACATCTACAACAGAAGCAAAGGTTAAGAAAGCAGGTAAGGCTGTAGAGCTTACAGATGAATCAGTATTATCTGGTTATGGCGACCCACTTGGTACAGCTATCAATCAGATTGCTATGTCAATCGCTGCAAAAGTTGATAATGACAGCTATGACGCACTTTGCACAGCACCTATTGATTACGATGGAACAGCAGCGCCTATCAGCTATTCAGCAGTTGTAGCGGCTAATAGCAAATTTGATGATGAATCAGATTCATCACTTACAAAGATATTGTTCATCAATCCAGCACAGGAAGCCACATTGCTTAATGACGCTGATTTCAAGAGCAATGACAAGTACCCACTTAATGTAATTATGAATGGCACTATCGGTTCTATCGCAGGAGCACAGGTTGTTAAGTCTAAGAAAGTTAAGCTGGTTAAGTATGAACTTGATGATTCAACAGGAACAATCAATGTTGTAGCTGATACAACAAGCGAGGATTCAACTAATGTTCATCTTGACACAGCACTTGCACATACGCTCAAGCCAAAGGGTAAGGAAATCAAGGTAGGTAGCAAGTTAAAGGCTGTCACAACAGAATTTTATGCTTGTCCTATTGTTATCGTATCAGCAGAAGACCCTAACGAAGACACAGGTGCAGATGGCGTGTCAGAGGAAGAGAACGCACTTACAATCTATATGAAGAGAAGCGTTGAGATTGAATCGGACAGAGATATTCTTGCAAAGACAACTGTTATCTCTGGTGATGAACATTATACAGCAGTCTTGAGCAATGATTCAAAGGTTGTTCTTGCTAAGTTCGGAAAGTAAGAGGTGCTTATATGTTATTAAGACGACATAAAATCAACGCCGCAAAGCAGAGCGAAGAAGTAACAGCAGATAATGTAAGACAGGAAGCTGTTTATGGAGATGAGCTTAAATATGAGGAAGAGCAGGACAAATTTCCCACTCAACCTACAAGCGATTACACAAAGACAGCTATTAAGCGTATGCCGACAGCGGACTTACAGACACTTGCCTTAGAACAAGGCATTGAGAACGCAATGGAGCTTACAGGAGCAGAACTTAAAGAACTGTTAATTGAGAAATTAGGGTTATAGGAGCTGAAATTATGGAATACACTACATTAGAACAAACTAAAATCAGACTTAAACAATTTCATATTGATACAGTCACAAATGATGATGAAACAACATCTGATGTGGTAGTGTTCGATAACAAAGAAGATAATCCAATAATCGAACAGCTTATTAAACAGGCTACAGAAGATGTAAAGGCAAAGAGAAATTATCCAGACAGCTACACAGATGAAATGATAACCGAGGACTTAAAGAAGTTTGAGAGTGTTATCGTTAATCTGGCTGTCTACGACCATTCACAGGCAGGTGAAGCATTTATGGCAAGCTACAATGAGAATGGTGTAAACAGAACTTGGAGAGATAGAGACAGCTTATTTGTCGGGGTATTTCCATTTGCTAAGGTTTTATAGAAGATTGTGCGTTACCAATATGGTAGCAGGCGGCACACATTAAGGGTGGTGGGCGGTGTGCCATTATTAATTATGAAAGGCGGTATATCAATGCCAATAGCAGTAATTATAAGCATTATTTCAGTTGCTTTTTCCGTCTTTTTCGGACTGTTTACGTTGGGATTTAATCTTAAGAACAACAAAAAGTCTGACAATGCAGAACTTACGGAGCGTGTAAAGGAAAATACACGCATAAATATGAAACTTGACACGATATCAGGCAACACAACAGAGATAAAAAATGAAGTTATAGAAATGAGAAAAGAACTTAATTCTCACGATAACAGGATTATTAAAGTTGAGGAAAGTGTAAAGTCAGCACACCACCGAATAGACGGATTGGAAGCACGACTTAATGAAGATAAGGAGGTATAGCAGAATGGAGATTATGCAGACATTGATTGCAAATATGACAATCATATTAGCGATTGTCGGGGCATTAGCCTTTATGGTATCTGTAATTACACAGGTAATCAAGGGTATTGGAGTATTCAATAAGGTACCTACAGATATTGTGGTATTTGTCTTATCAATTGGTATTACTGTAGCGGCATTTGTTGCTTATATGCAGTATATTCAGATGACAATACTGTGGTACATGATTCTTGCGGCGATTATGGCAGGATTTGTTGTTGCTTTTGTAGCGATGTACGGTTGGGAGAAGCTGTCTGAACTATGGAAGCGATTTGGCAAGGATGTGAAGTAATATGCTTGACATTAATAAGCAGGCTATGAAGTATTCGCTTCAAGGACAGACAGTAACTATCTATGAAAGAGATGATGACGGCAATATCCTTTATGAGGGATATACCGACACAGAGGGCAACTTCATTCCTTATCTTGATGATGAGGGAAATAAGATACCTAAAGTTCTTGAAGAAAAAACAGGTTTTTCAGAGCCGGTCGATTTCAAAGCAAACATATCATTCAGTGGTGGAGAAGCACAGAGTAAAGAATATGGCTTTGATACCGCTGATTTTGACGCTATTTTGCTGACAGATAGGAATACACTACCTATTCAAAAAGGCGACCTTATATGGCTTGATAGCAAGCCTACATACACATCTGACAGTCTTGTTGATGAAACATCAGCAGATTTCACGATTGTAGGCATTAAGCCGGCATTGTACTCAACTAAATATATGCTTAAAGCAGTTGTAAAGTAGGTGAAAGATATGAAGTATCAGACAGACGGCTTTCCTGAAAATGGTTCTTTATTTATACAAACAGACAATGAACAGCTAGTCGGTTCTATCTTTAAAGGAAAGACAGTTCCATCTACGCAAGAGCCAATAAATGAAAGCATAAGACAAACTATTTTGCAAGCAGTTAAGGAGCGCGTTTATGGCAAGACATACAATTAATATATCATTATCTGAAAAGTCCGTAAATGAAGCTATCAGACAGCTACAACAGTATAAGCAGAGTTTGCAGTATAAATGCGGATTGCTTGTTGAACGATTAGCAGAATTAGGAGACAAAGCGGCAATCGTGAGCGTTAATGAAAGTCCATTAGGTAGGACAGTAACATTGAGAGTTGATAGAAAGCCTATTCAAGATGGCTACCAAGCTATTTTAATTGCTACCGGTAAAACTGTTGAGGTAGAAGATAGAGAGCCATTTTACACGCTGCTAGTGATTGAATTTGGCGCAGGCATTTATTACAACAGCGGCAACGAGAATCCGAAAGCTAATGATTTTGGCTTGGGTGTAGGAACATACCCAGGGCAGATACACGCATTTGAAGATGGCTGGTACTATTTAAGCAATGATAATCAATGGCACTACACACACGGCGTTAAAGCTACAATGCCTATGTACAATGCTACAATGGAGATTATTAATCAGTATAAGCAGATAGCAAGAGAGGTGTTTAGTTAATGGCAAACGCAAACGATTGGGCGATAGACCTTGAAAACACAGTCACAGCACTTGTCAAGGCTAAAACCCTAACGCAATTAAAGAAAACATACCCAAAGATAGCCATAACCAATGAGGGAGAAAATAGCGGTCAAGCAGTATTCCCGACAGTATACATTCATTTACTGCCAGCAGTAGAACAAGGACAAACACTTGACGGACAGACAATAAACGCATTGTTAGCAACATTTCAAGTAGATGTTACCACTAACACAAGCAAATCTGACTGTCGTAAGGTTATGGCAGTAATTACAGATACATTTAAGACAATGAGATTTCAAGGCGCATCAATGCCAGAGTTCTCAATCGGCAATAAAGTACATAAGAGTACCGCACGATTTAGGCGGTTAATCGGAGCAAATGACAGATTATTGTAACAAAGAGCAGAAATGCTCTTATTTTTTTGCAAATTTTTAGGAGGTAGACAATGGCAGATGCAGTAGCAGGATTAAGTACACTGGGCGTTACTTTCTCTTATGGAGTCGAAACAACAGCAGGCACAAAGCCAACATCATTCAAGTTACTTACAAGAATTAATTCTATTGATGAAATTACAGTAACACCAGAAGCGATAGACGCTTCGGCACTTGAAGATAAGCAGACAAGAAACATTGCAGGCAGAGATACAGTCACAGATACAGTTGCAGTAACAGTTAATAAGACAGACGCAACTATTGAAGAATGGAAAACTCTTATTACAGCATACAATGGATTAACAGGCGGTAAGAGAATGTGGTTTCAGGAGATTACTCCGGGCATAACAGACGCAGAGTTCTTTGTAGCACAACCACCATCAAAATTACCAATTACAAGTAAGGAGCAGAACGGACTTCTTACAATGGCTATCAACCTTATTATCGAGGATATGGTAGGAACAGATACAGCAGTAACCCCAACATCGGGGGAATAATGAGCTATTCGACTAAATCAAAAAAGGCTGTGTCGGATAGCGTAGAAAACGCCAAAACAGCCGACTACACATCATATCTTGATGATGTAACAGAATAATTAATTTAAAAGGCAGGTGCGGTGTAAAATCCGCACCTTTCCCTATATGGACGATAGGGTGGGAAAGGGTAAAAATTATGATGAATATTAATGTAAATGGAAAAGAATACAAAGTTGAGTTTAGCTTCGGTGCAGCAGAATGCAAGGAAATTGTGCAGAAAATGTTTTCTGTCGTTAATGGTTCTTACTTACTTGCACAGACAGATAAGAGTGTTGCACAGGCTTCCTTTGATGGATTGGCAAATATGACAGCAGATGTGCCAGAGATTTGCATTTTAGCCATTTATGCAGGTTGTATTGACAATAACCCGGTAACAATGGACGAAGCAAAGGAACTCACTAGGGCATATATTACAGAGAAAAGAAAGACAGATAAGAGTTACGGATATAGAACATTGTTTGAAGAAATTAAGAAAGCGATGGAAGATGATGGTTTTTTCGAGCTGTCGGGAATAACAGCGATGCTAGAGGAGATGGCGAACAATGTGGAAGAAGCAACACAGGAACAGAAGAAGCCGACAGTAGTTCCACAGGACCACAAGAAAAAGCAGACTTCCACAAAATAATTTGGGAAGAATACTTTGTTTTAGCCAGTTCACTAGGCGTTAGTTATTCAGACTTCCTTAAAATGACACCTAAAAAGCTATGGGCGGTTGTAGAGGGCAAGAAACTTGAAAGACAACGAATGGATTCAGATATATGGCTTGCAATAGGTAGTTACATACTCCCGGCAATCAAGATAGGTGTTAGAAGTGGTGCTTGGGGTAAAGGTGAGCTTGAATACCCAGATAAGCCTATTTATAGAGATATTAACAAAAAAGAGAACAGTGAAGATGAAATACAAAGAAAGAGAGAAGAGTTTGTTTTGAATATGAAAATACGAAAAGCAAACTGGGATTTAACACACCCTAAATAAGCCGGAGGTATAAGCGTGGAATTAGATTCATTAGAAGTCAAAATTACCGGTACTGCCACTAAAGCTATCAATTCTGTTGATAAACTGATAAATCAGCTTACAAGGCTGTCAACATCACTTGCGACTGCAAATGGCTCATCACTAAACAGCCTTGCGAGCGGTGTTAGTCAGTTAGGTTCTGCTATGCAGAATATGAACGCAGGAACAGCAGATTTTACAAGACTTGCTAAGAACATCACAAAGATAGGTTCTGTTGATTCGGTTGCCATAACTAACACAGCTACATCACTTCAAGCTGTCACAAAGGCAGTTGCAAGCATATCAGCTATTCCGCAAAATGCAACACAGGTCACAGAATTTGCAAAGTCACTAGGCAAGCTAGGCAGTAAGAGCATAGAAAACGCCGTTGTAAACATTCCAAAATTGGGCAATGCTTTAAATGGCTTAATGACAACGCTATCAAGAGCGCCAACAGTAAGCCAGAATGTTATTCAAATGACTAACGCATTGGCTAATCTTGCTAGTCAAGGTAGCAAGGTGGGTACTTCTTCAAACTCACTTCAAAAGTCGCTGTATGGCGTTTCTATAAGTGCTAGAACAGCAAGCAAAAGCAGTTGGAGTTTGGCAAGTGCAATAGGCAAGTTTTATGCCACTTATTTTATGGTAATTCGTGGCAGTAAGAAGCTTATAGAAGCAATTAAGTCAACAACAGATTACATTGAAGCATTTAACTATCAAGCCGTTGCGTTCGGCAAGATTGGTTCGGAATGGGATAAGGATTATGAAAAGTACGGCTATGATAATGCAACAGCCTATGCAGAAAGTTTTCAAAGTAGAGTAAATGATACTCTTGGAAAACTATCTGGCTTAAAAGTTAATGTTCAAGGCGGTTTGCTTGAAGAAAGCGGAGCTAAAAACTTAGGGCTTAACATACAAGAAGTAACACAGTATGCTTCACAGTTAGCTTCTGTCACTAACTCATTAGGGCAGACAGGCGAAGCGACAACGGCAATAACAAAGTCAATGACAATGCTTGCAGGCGATATAAGCTCACTTTTTAATGTGGACTATTCAACAGTAGCACAGAACTTACAAAGCGGCTTAATCGGTCAATCAAGGGCATTGTATAAATATGGTATTGATATTACTAATGCTACATTAGCGACATATGCCTATAACTTAGGCATTTCGAAGTCTGTATCAGAAATGACACAGATGGAAAAACAACAGTTAAGAGTGTTAGCGATATTAGACCAAAGTAAAGTATCTTGGGGCGATTTAGCCAATACGATTAACAGCCCATCAAATATGTTACGCCAGTTCAGTAACAATATGAAAGAGGTAGGAATGGTAGCAGGACAGCTATTCATACCAATTCTTTCAAAGGTTATGCCAATAGTAAACGGAGTAACTATTGCAATCAAAAGATTATTAGTCAACCTTGCTTCTTTAATGGGCGTAAAGATTGGCTTTGAGAGCTTCGGACAAAGTGGCTATAAAGACACATCAGACGGCTTAGAAGATATTTCAGATAGCTACAAAGATGTAGCTGATTCAGCAAAGAAAGCTACATTATCCCTTATGGGATTTGATGAAATAAATAAATTACAGGACGATACAAGCTCAAGCAAAGGCTCAAGCGGTGGCGGCGGTAGCACTATTGATTTGACAGATGATATCGCTAAGGCGGCGGCTGATTATGAAGCGGCATGGAATAAAGCATTTGCAAATATGGAAAATTCGGCAGTTGCTTGGGCTGATAAGATAGAGAAAGCACTTGAACCTGTTAGGAAGATATTTAAAGATTTTGCAATCGGGGATTTCTATGCAGCAGGACAAGATACATCTAACCTTGTGGCAGGAATTTTTAATTGGTTTGCAAAGGCTATAGATGATGTTCCTTGGTATACAATTGGACATAATATAGGAGAGTATTTAGCCGGACTTAATTGGCTTGAAAATATTTCAAGCCTTGGCAATGTGTTATGGCAAGCCATTAAAGCAGCTATCGAATTATGGAGTGGTTCATTTACGGCAGCACCAATCGAAACAACCTTAATAACGGCTATAGCAGCATTAAAATTTACAGGCTTAGGAAGTGTTTTGAAAAAGAAACTTGTTACAGTAATAGGGACAAGTATTAAAGGTGCTTTAAAATCATTCGGAACAGGTAGTATAATATCAGGAATAGGTGGATTACTTACAACAGATATAGGCACTATTATAGGAGCAGGAACAGCAACAGAAATAGGCTTAACTATAGGTGCTGGAATAGTAGGTGGAATAGTAGCTGCTATTGCTGGATTTAATTTAGGCAATTGGCTCAATGAAAAATTAACAGGTGAGAAAATAGATATGTCAATGTTCGACCAATTAGCATATCTTATAAAAGCACCATTTGAAGATTTACCTAGCTTTATTGACGGAGTGATAGAAACTATCACATTCGGGCATAAAGATGATATAGCAAATTGGTGGACTACAAGTGTTGCACCGTGGTTTACTAAGGAGAAATGGGGAGAACTGGGAGACAATATAAAAACATCTTTAAGTGAAAAATGGAACAGTTTTTCAGATTGGTGGAGCAATACAGCTATTGTTAGCTGGTGGAATAATAATGTTGCACCGTGGTTTGAAAAAGATACATGGGTTGACGCTGTTGACGGAATGAAATTAGGAATACAAGAAAAATGGGATTCAATCGTTGGTTGGTGGAACAGTCTTGCAATTGTTTCTTGGTGGAGCAATGATGTGAAACCGTGGTTTACTAAGGAAAAATGGGAGAACTTGGCTGACGGAATTAAAAAAGGCATTCAAGGGAAGTGGGATGATGTTGTAGATTGGTGGGATAGCAAACCAGCACTTCAACGCATTTCTGTAGCTATCGAAGATTTTAAAACTAAGATACAGAACGCTTGGAACAGCTTTAAGCAGTGGTGGAATGATTTAGGACTTGAATTTCCACATATTGATACACCACACTTTAAGATTGACGGAGAATTTAGTCTTGCACCGCCTAGAGTGCCAAAAGTCAGTATTGATTGGTATGCAAACGGCGGATTCCCAGGTAAAGGACAATTGTTTGTCGCAAACGAAGTTGGACCCGAAATGGTTGGTACTATGGACGGAAGAACAGCGGTAGCCAATCAGCAGGAAATCACAACAGGTATTGCCAACGCAGTTTATCCAGCGGTTTACAATGCAGTTGTAGCGGCTATGTCAGAAGCTAACAATAATGTAAACATAACATTACAAGGTGACGCAGATAAGCTGTTTACAATGGTACAAGATAAAGCTAATAACTATACTAATATGACAGGGCAAGCAGCCTTTCCATATTGATAAGATAAATGTATTGTGTTATTCTTTTGCTATATAAAAAGCAAAGGGGTAATGCAATATGGGAGATAAAAAACAGAAAAAGAAAGATAGTAAACTCAGCATAGTGGCAGCAGTTATGGCACTTTTTACTTTTACAATTCCAGTAGCACTTATATTAGCTATTGTGGATTTGATTAAAAGCAAAGGGAATAGGTCACAAAGGCATTTAGGTTCTTATTTTGCAATTATATTTTCGATATTAATGTTAATAGTAGTAATTGACAGAAATGGAAATAATAACAATGCAGACGGCATAAATGTTACTAAACAAGCTGCTACAACAGAACAGAACACAGATACAGTTACATATGATAATACAACGCTTAAATATCTTAAGCATGATGTAATTACAGATAGCAATGGCAGAGAAGTTCTTGCCGTTTATTTTGACTTTGCAAACAATTCAGAAGATAACACAGCCTTTGCATATAATTATAATGTTACATGTTTTCAGAACGGCAAAGAACTTGACTATCCGTTAGTTAGTTTTGACATTGACGAATACAATAATATTGCAAGAGAATTACAGACAGGTACAAATATTACAGTTGCAAGGATATATATACTAGAAGATAAAAGTAATGTTGATTTAGAAGTAACGCCACTGGGAGATAATAAAAAACTTATGAAATTAACATTAGAATTACAGTAGAGGAAATATGCATGTCAGTGAAAAAAGAACTAAACGAAATGCTAGAAGCAATAGGGGTGAAGAAGAAACAGCAACCACAAATTCAACACCCACTAAATCCTAACTTTAAAGGTGTATACAGAGCAACAGAAAACGGCTTAGTTGAAGTATATTGTCCAAGATGTAGCAGTTGGGACTGTTCTCACACGCAGATTACAACAACTGTACCACAGAAAACTAAGACAAGATATACTGTTAATCTGAATCCTTTAAGACCGTTTACACTGGTTAATAAGAAAGAGAAGATTAAGCAACAGGGCGGAACTTATTCACAACATAGGTTTGTGTGTAACAGATGTGGGCTGATTTTTTGGTAAACAAAAGGCTGTCAGCCCGACAACTGACAGCCAAAAGTAACAATACCGCTTAAACAAGCAGTACAGATATTATATAACATTAATTGAATTAATGCAATAGAAATATTAAGGAATGTATCAGAAATGGTGCATTCCTTTTTTAATGCCTTGAAAGGGGTGGTTTGATTGATTGACGCAGTTGTGATTGAGGGGGTTAGGTTCCCAGTAGCATATAACGGCTACACATACAGCAGAAACAAGATATGGTCTAAAAATACAGGAAGAAATGACTACGGAGAAATGGTTGGCACGATTGTAGCACTTAAAGACAAGATTGAACTGCAATTACCGCCATTAACAGGTGAGCAAGCATTAATGCTTGATAATGTGGTAAGCGACATAGATAACCCATTCCCAACGGCACAAGTCTTATTTTTAGGCGGTACGCAAAAAGAAATGACAATATACACAGGAGATGTGACATATCCGTATCTTACAAGGGCAAAGAATGAGGACGGACTTATAGTCGGAGCAAAATTAAGTTTAATTCAAAAATAAAGGAGAGTTCCACATGAAACTTAAAACAAGTGAGCTAATAGACAGATTTCAGAGCTTAAGTAACATATCGCACGACAAGACTACAGGCAGAATTGCTATGGCTGTTATGTGCAATATTAAGGCATTGGAAGAACTGTACGAAGCAACGCTACAGACCATAGAAGATACTAAGGTTAAGTATGCAGATAAGGACGACAGCGGCAATCCAGTTATCAACGACAATCAGTATCAGGTTACATCAGAGAACTTAAAGAAGTTACAGGAAGAATTGCAGGAAATCAATGAGCAAGAGATTGAAGTGCCTGACATGACAATGCTTCCTATGGACGCATTCGACAAATGCGAAGAAATTACACCAGCTAAATTATACTCAATTGAGTTTATGATAAGCCATTAATTAATCAATAAAGGCGGTGTAGAATGAAGATATTAGACACAGCTATGACAGAAATTGTTAAGGGAAATAGTGCAAGATACTATTCCAAGTATGTTGTTGATGGAAAAGAACATACCGAAACGCTTAACAATTTTAAATATCAAAATATAATAAATCCAAATAACGAAATCACGATAGGTAACACTTGTGCAAGCAGTGTTACCTTTTCTATTTATATGCCAACAATAGGTCTTGAGAATAAGGAGATTACCATATTCGAGGGTGTTAAGGTTGGTACAGAAATTAAGTATATTAAGTTGGGAATATTTACAGTTACTAGACAGACGAGTGACGGAGAATACACAAACTATGAAGCATACGACAGAATGTATAAGGCTGATATGCCTTATTTCTCGGATATGGCATTTCCTAGCACAGATAAAGCTATTCTTAATGAGATATGCGGTAAGTTAGGCATATCTTTAGCAACAAATATAGTCACAGCGCATACTATCAACGACAAGCCACAAGGATATACCTACAGAGAAATTATCGGTTATATGGCTATGCTACAAGGCTGTAATGCGGTAATTAATTCTGACGGAAACCTTGAATTAAGGTGGTATAAAGATAGTGGATATGTACTTGACGGACATAAGTATTATCAGCAAGGCGTTACATTCACAACGAGTAAAGATTTTATCATACAAAAACTGACATGTAATAATACCAAGAGTGGTTCCACAGAACAAAGTCAGATTACTTCTGGTGACGGAGCAACAGGATTAACATTTGCTAATCCGTTTATGACACAGGCAATTCTTGATGAAGTCTATAAAAAGATAGGTGGTTTTACATTTAGACCGCTTACAGTTAAGTTTGTCGGTGATTACCGATTAGAAGTCGGCGACATTATAACTGTCAACAAGAGTGGCGTTGATTACAAAGTGCCTATAATGCAGATTACACACGAATGTGACGGCGGACTTATGGATACTGTTACATCTATAGGTCAATCTGACACGGAGAATACAAGCGTTGCTTCTGGACCTATTACTAAGCAGATGGAACGGTACTATGCCGACTTGATACTTGTAAATAAAGCACTTATCAATAAACTATCTGTTGATGAAGCTGATATCAGATACGCAAGCATTGAAACCTTAAAGGCTGTTAATGCTGATATTGATAACCTTAAAACAAATAAATTAGATGCAACATATGCAGATATCATTAATGCTAATGTGGAAAGCCTTAAGGCTGTTAATGCGGATATTGCAAATCTTAAAGTAGACTATGAGAAAGTTGGCATACTTGACGCAAATGTAGCTGATATCAAGACATTAATATTCGGTTCAGCAACAGGAACAACAATAACAACGGATTTCTCTAATTCTGTTATTGCTGTTTTGGGAGAAGCGCAGATTAAGTCAGCAATGATTGATAGTCTTGACGCAAGCAAAATCACAGCACTTGACATTAATACTACTAATGTACTTGTTCACAGCGAAGATGGCAAGTCACAGTGGAAAGACAATACAATTCAAATATCTGACAGCAATAGGGTTAGGGTTCAGATAGGTAAAGACGCTAATTCAGATTACAACATGTATATCTGGGATAAATCAGGCAATTTGATGTTTGACGCTATTGGATTAACAGACAAAGGTATTCAACGACAAGTTATCCGTGATGATATGGTTAAGGATAATGCTGATATTGCCGCAAGCAAGTTAAATATAGAATCGCTGTTCAATGTTATCAACAATGATGGTTCACACACGCTTAATTCAACGAAGATATATGTTGATAGTGAACAGCAAACCCTTGATAGCGTATTTAAGAGTATTCAGACAACCGTTGGCGGCAATTCTACATTATGGGGTTCGGCTATTAAGCAATCTAAAGATTTTATTGACCAAAAGTTGTGGTGGACTGATATTCGCAATGGAGAGTCTATCGAAAGCAAATTCAATACAGTTACAAGTACGCTTGATAGCTTCGGTGTGCAAATAGGAGATGTTTACAAGCAACTCAACGATGATTTCAAGGTATATCAGGTGACATACGAGCCGACTAAGGATAATTATCCAGCTAATGAGTGGAGTGTACCTATATATCCAAGCGATGATAGATACCCTAGTGATAGCACATGGGAATACACAGAAGCAGAATATGATAATTATGTAGGCATTATAGCGTATTGGGAAGCACAGAACAGAGCGTGGCGTTGGATTAAAAAAATAGACGGAACGCACGGTTGGAAAGAAATATCTTCAACCGAAATCGCTTATCTTCTTAATCAAAATGCCGCGTTAAAGGTGAACCTTAATACAATCAGCTCTGAATTAAATAAGACACAGATTGATATAAGAGACAACTATAGCACCACTGTACAAGTTAATAATGCTATTACACAGGCAATTAGTGCAGAGAGCAATAGTATTAAGAGTGAAATTTCTACAACTTATGTAACAAAGAATGCTCTTACAGGCTATAGCACTACAGAAGCTATGAACAACGCTATAACACAAGCAATAACTAAGGAAAGTAATAGTATTAAGCTAGAAGTATCTGGCACCTATGCAACTAAAAATGATATTAATAATCTACAAATTGGTGGAGTCAATAGATTCATAAAAAGCACTGTAACTCCTAATAAGTATATAACAGCCACTGGCATAATAACAGATGGCGGTAACTATTGGGATTTGACGGACTACATAGATGTGTCTAAGTGGAAAAACTATGTAGCGAGTGGATGGACCAATCTGGGTAATGCACCGGCTACTTGTTTTTATGACAGCAATAAAAAGTTTATCAGCGGAGTAGCAGATAAATCTACTGGAGTAAGAGGTTCTCTGCCAGTTCCTTCTAATGCTGCATATATGCGTTTTAGCTTTGCACATGTAGATACAAACAAGCTAAAAATAGAAAAGGGTACAAAAGCTACAGATTATTCTCCAGCACCAGAAGATATTGATGTTAAGTTTAACAATTATGCTACAACAGCAAGCCTTGAAGCATACATTAAGAAAGACCCAACGACAGGGGAACTTAAATCTGCAATTGAAGCTATTGCAGATGATATAACACTTAATGCAAGTGGAACAATTAATATTAGTGGTAATAAGTCTGTTAATATCAATGGTAATCTGTTCACACTTACATCTACTAATACAACTATTTCAGCAGATGGAAGAGCAACATTTAAGGCTGGAACAATAGGAAATTGGAGCATTGAGCAAAATAAGTTATCATCAACAGTTCAAGTATATATTCCACCAGACATCAATGTGATTAATACAATAAGTGGTGCAATTAAAGCAGAGACAACAAGCAGTTTGAGTAAAAGCCTGTATGATTTCAATGGAGATGGAACAATTGACTTATTTGACTTTGCCAAAGCTAAAAGATTTTACTTAGGATTAGAGACATATAATAATACGACATCAGCAATTGCACAACTGTCAAATGTAACTGCCAATATAGACCCTGCTAATTTAGATAAAGTAATTAATATATCTGGTACAGATATGTGGGGTACAAAAAGAGAGACATATATTGGAATTAATGGCTTAAAAACGGACAGCGTTAAATCCAGAGACGCATATTTATCTTATATGACAATTGATGGTGGAAATAGCAATTATTCAACGGACAGTGATTACGCACTGAACGCACAATCTATCAAATCAAATGAGATATATGCAAATGAACTAAAAGTGGCTTCGTCAGTGCTTATGATGTGTCCGACATCTAATATACAAATATATAATAATCCGCGAGATATGTATGGCAATCCAGTATTGTGTATGGATAACCCAATATCATTTACATGGAGTGATAGAATACTAAGGATATATGTAGACAATACAGTGGTAGCTTCATGGGACTGGGATTCAGGTACATGGAGCAATTAGAAAGAGAGGTAAGAATATGTTAAGTATAACGAAAACAACAAATTTAAGTGGAACATCTGTGATTAACGGTCAATCAGCTATGACAATGTATGCGGCTGTACCAGAAACTGGTTCACTGACAATCAGCCAGACAATCACTAACAAGGAATTGTACCTTGCAAATCAGACACAATGTGATAATGATTATGAGAATTTTAAATTGGAAGTTAATAAGTTGTTGAAGAGTGAACAGCAGACAATTGGTTCAGATACGACAGATATAACAGGAACAATAACAGAGTAAATCATCAGAGAGTGTGGGTTTAAGCCTGCACTCTTATTTTTTAGGAGGTAAATTATGAGCTTAACTGGATTTCTTTCGTACAGCCGTGTAAACTGGCAACAATCGCCAAGCAAAAGTACTCCGCTTAGTGCAGCAAACTTAAATATAATGGACGCAGGAATTAAGAATAACAATGACATGATTAGCAATATTCGTGACGAGATTACACAATTAAACAGCAATATTGACGTTAAAAACTCTTTTTGCAAAAATATTGCAAGTATAAATGGTACTCTTGAAGGTTATGGCTATAATTATTGCTATTATAATAAATCTACCAAAACAGGGATTTTATACTTTGCTTCAAAAATTGAAACCCCAGATTCTGCGCAGAATAATTTTACAGGATATTATGACATAGAAACAGTTCTTGAAAATATGGGTATTACTAACTTTAATAAAATATTGGAAAGCAATTATATTCCTTATGATGCCACAGGTGTAGTTCGAGCAAAGTCGATAGGCTATGGAACAACATTGTTATATAGCTCTGCAAGCCAACATTATTCCTTTGCAAGATACTATACGAAAGATGGGAAGAAAGGCGCATGGGCTACAAGCGAATTTCAAAAGGGTGATTATATTACAGGCTCACTTATATTTAGTTAGGTTTTGGATACTGCCCTAGTAATTGCACCGTTGTATTTAATATTATCACTGTTTAGTTGTAGAATGAAAATAAGACATAAGGTATTGATAAAAATTACAAAAGAAGATGTAAGGTATTTCCTTATCGAACATGACGAACTGCAAGAAGCAATTCACAAGGTTGGCAGTGCCACATAACATTAACAATATAATATTCGCAAAAAAAGCACCTTAGTGGAAACACTGGGGTGCTTTTTTGATACACATTTTTCTAAATTTAGGAGGTAAATTTATGAGTAAATTATTCGGAATTGACACATCAAGGTGGCAGGGAAACTTTGATTTTATAGGCGCAAAGGAAAATGAGGGTGTAGACTTTGCCATTATCAAGGCAGGCGGTGCTGATGATGGCTTGTACGAAGATAGAGAATTTGAAAACAGTTACAATAAGTTGGAAAGTGCAGGAATCCACAAAGGAGCCTATTTCTTTGGTAACGCATTAAGTGCTGATGAAGCTGTAAATGAAGCTAGATATTTTGCACAGCTTTTAGCAGGTAAATCATTCTGCTATCCAGTATTCTATGATGTTGAAGCAGGCATGGTTACTGGCAACGACCTTACAGACATTATTATGGCATTCCTTAATGAAATGAGAAATGCAGGATATAAGAATGTCGGCTTATACTCATATGAGAACTGCATTAACAATTATGTAGACATTTCAAGAGTAAAAGAAGCTGGTTATGCTGTGTGGGTTGCTAAGTATTCTAGCAATAACCCTAACATCGCTGTTGATTATGATATGTGGCAGTTTGGCGGAAGTGTTAATTATCTTAGAGACACACAGATTAACGGACAGACAGTAGACCAGAACTATTGTTACACTGATTATTGCACAGACCATGTCGTTGAAGACATCACAGTGCCAGACTATGAGCCGGTACCAGACACTAAGTATCATAAAGGCGATACAGTTAAGGTTATTAACGCTATTCAGTACGATAATGGCGAGCCATTCAGCACTTACTATGATAAGTACAGCGTTTTATCAGCCAGTGGCAGAAGAGTTGTTATCGGTGTTGACGGCGTAACTACTGCTGCTATTGACGAGGATAACATCAGCCTTGTTAAGTGCATTTATGATAATGACAATGATGTCAACACAGATACAGTAAACCGCGGCGACGGCAAGAAAGTCAGAGTGCTTGATAACATTGATTATGACGGCGTGAGATTCGCGACATATTATGATGAATATGATGTGATTGAAGAGAGCGGGGACAGAATTGTTATAGGTATCGGTACAACAATCACAGCTGCTGTCAATATTGCTAACCTTGAATTTGTCGGCGGTGCAAGTTCTGATGATGCGCCTACAGATATCCCATTCAGTGAAGATATTGAAAAGGGTAGCACAGTGAGATTTGTTGGCGATACTGATTATGACGGTACACCTATCAAAGCTTGGTTTGATGAGTATACAGTATCAGAAAGAAGTGGCGACAGAGTTGTACTTGTGCATGACGGAGAACTGTTTGCTGCAGTCAATATAGCCGATTGTGAATTAGTCTAACCTTAATAAAAATACCGGGAGTGCAATGCTCCCGGTAATATTTTAATTATTCAAATCTATCATAACAGCCATAACAGCAGGAATGGTCGTTATAGTTCCGTTTGTTTTCTTAAATTCCATACCACCCTCAAGAAGCGTTCCGTACATTGTCACATTATCACCAACAAGCAAATTATAATCAAAATCGTCTCTATAATATGTCAAAACAACAGTATCATCATTATTGCCATCAACAGCTAAATAATAGCAAGCAATATATTCACTAGATTCTTCACCGGTATGCGTATTTCCGTCTTTATCTTCGACCTCCCCATCATATTTTAATTCTGCTACAATATTGCCTGTCAACTTGAATTCTTTATCAATATACTTATTAGGTGTACGCTTGAGCATTTCAACAGTTATATCATCAGGGTATACACTCTTGTCTCTTGACAATAATGTTTCTTGTTCCGTCTGGACTTCACTGGCACTTTTAACGTTATTATCAGAAGCACCGTTCTGACACGCTACAAGGCTTAATAAGCACATAACAAGCATAATACTTACAATTCTCTTTTTCATAGGCAAATCCCCCTTAAATTTAATTTTACTAATCATATCACAATATGCATAATTTGTCGAATGTTGTCGAAACTTGCGATATCTTTAAGTTGATTTTTACATTATCAGTATTTATAATAATAATTGTCCGAGAGAGTTCGGGCAGAATCTTCAAGTTTCGGCTAGGTGGCACTGTTTGATTGGCGTTGGCAGTGTCACCGCTGAAAACTGTTAATCTACTGGGGATAGGTTGACATGCAAGAACAGATGTTCTATAATAACACCATCGCTACCAGTGTTATATCGTGCAATAAGGGGGATATATGGAGAATGAGGAATATAAGCAAAAGATTATCGGATTAATAGAAAAAATAGAAAATACAGGTACATTAGAGTACCTGTATTCATTCATAGAAAACTTCTTGAAGAGGTGGGGGTAAAACCCTACTTATTTTCGAGATAACATAACATCTATCATATCTAATATTGTTTCTTTATCTCTTTGCTCTAACATAGAAAACTTCCAAAGTAAATCAATATCTTTTTCAGCTTCTTTTGAATTATCCTTACGGATTGGTGAAACATCAAATCCCATTAGCCACGCTTCTGACACGTTCAAAGCCATTCCTAAGACAACTAACTTTTCTTGACTAGGTTCAACTTTTCCTGACACATATTGACTAATATCTGACTTATTCATCTTGATATTGTATTTCTTGCAATAAGGCAATGATAAGTTCAAAATATCAACCTGTTTTAACCTACGTTCTTTCATTAGCTGTTCAAGCCTATCTGATGTACTTTCTTTCATTTTAGTTATCCTCCTTTCTGTTGATAATATAGCATTATTTGAACAAAAGTTCAAGATGTAAAACTTAAAAAGTAAAAAATATTGAACTTTTTATTGACACAACGGTTTGATAATGATATTATACAATCAGTTCAAAATATTGAACTTAAAATGCAGAAAGGAGAAAAATTAGAATGGCTTTTAATTACAGTAAGTTAAGAGGTCGCATAATTGAAAAGTATGGAAGTCAGACAGATTTCGCTAAGGCGTTTGGCTGTTCAGACAGGACCTTATCGCTTAAGATGACGGGTAAACGACCTTGGAAACAGGTTGAGATTTTAAAAGCAATTAAATTATTAGATTTATCAGAAGATGATATACAGGATTATTTTTTTGCTTTAGAAGTTCAAAACATTTAACTTTTAGAAAGGAGATGAAAAAATGACAGGACCTTTTTCTATAAGTGGAGATGATGAGGAACGGACACTAAGAGATTATGTTGAATGGTTTGCGCTTGGACTTGCCTACAATGCGGTAAATGGTGAGAAAAACGAAGCATTACAAAGTGAATGTAAAATACTCGATTCTCTCACCAACGCATTGAACGCTATAAAGCTTTAACGAAAAGGATTAGATATAACTTCTACCTTAGCTGGTTTGTTATCAATAGTAGACATAAATTCATCATAGTATTTGCGGTACTCAATTTTGAATTGTTCAACACTGTCTTGATAACCCAACAACTTAGCAATAGCGTATCGGTCAGCAAGTTGCTTGCTATCCATATTTTTCACCTCTTTTCCCATTTAGAATAAGAGGATTATATCACAGAAAGGAAGTGAATTGAATGAGTGAAAAGGAAAAAGAAGTAGTTGAGAAGTTAAAAGAAGCAATTCCTAAGATGTCAGATTTTGACAAGGGTTATATTCTTGGCAAGGTCGAGAATATGGCAGAAAAAAGTGATAAGGAATGTAACAATGACAGAAAGGAGTAAGAATGGCAGAAGTCACAAGAAAAGCTATCCAAAATGAAATGACAAAAACGATAGAGGGAAGTTGCTTCTATGAAAGGCTTCACTGCAACGGACAAGATATAAGCGAATTGATTGCTGACACGAAAGCATTAATTGCCCAACATAACTTATCCGTTTTAGAAGCCAAAGGGTTTTTAGATTATATGAAGATTATTCTTGACAATTCTTCATATCTTCAAATTCAGAAATAGCCTTAATACAACATTCTTCAAAAGATGTATTGTCAGGTATTTCTTTAGCAGTCTTGAGTATAGATAATGCTTTGTCAGAGTAAGGATATTCAAGACCACAGTTAGGACAAATAATCTTGTCGGCAGATACACTTTCATTAACAGTATATCTATTGTGGCAAGTACAAGTTATTTGAAATTTTAGAAACATATTTACACCTCTTTTCCTAATAGAATAAGAGAATTATAGCACAAAGTACAAACAGATTAGAATTTTTGATATTGATACAATAGAAAAGTGATGGTAGCGGTAAATAGTTGCAAACTTTTATTCAAACATCATTAGTTCTTTTTGACAGGGATAGCGCCCTGTTCGTATCAAGTGTGAATTACCTACCGATTGGCAGTTTTGTCTTTAGCATATTTATTTAATTCTATTGATATAGAAATAAGAGTATACAGGGTACAGAAGTCTAAACCACAGAAGTATGAGCCGACCACTGATATACACAATGCTATGACAGTATCCATACAATCTCCTTTCGGAAAGTGTCTACCATCACTTCTCTATTGTATCAATAAATATAAAGTTCTACAAGTTACAGCAGATAGGAATGAGCAGAATCGCTTAAATGCACCTTAAAAGGAATATATCACACATTATTTAGAAAGGAATGTTTATGGAGCTACAGATTTTTAGCAATTCAGAGTTTGGAGAAATCCGAACCATTACTAAAGATGATGAACCTATGTTTTGTCTGGCTGATGTATGCAAAGCATTGGAACTTGAACAGGTAAGCAGAGTTAAGGCAAGGCTTAAAACAGATGGGGTTACTACAAGTAAGGTCACCGACAGATTAGGCAGAGAACAGGGAGCTACATTTATTAATGAGAGTAACCTTTACAAGACAATCTTTCAGAGCCGTAAAGAAAGTGCAGAGAGATTTACAGAATGGGTTACATCAGAAGTTCTTCCGTCAATCAGAAAGACAGGAAGTTACAGTAAGCCTTTGACAACATCTGAACAGATTAGATTATTGGCACAGGGAAACACAGAACTCACAGAGAGAGTTGATAAGGTTGAAGATAAGATAACCAGTATCGAAGAAGAAACTCCGCTTTACGGCTGTGAGATTGAAGAAGTGCAGAAACATGTTAGAAAGAAAGGAATTGAAGTACTTGGCGGAAAGGACAGCAATGCGTACAAAGACGGTGGTATTCGCGGTTCAGTATATTCTGATATATACAAGCAGTTAAAACGCGAATTCGGGTGCGTGGCGACATACAAGAGTATTAAAAGAAAATACTTGGCTGATGTACACGAATTCATCGACACCTATTTGTTGCCAATAGCACTTGCCGAAGTGGTACATGATACAAACATGTAGGAGAAGATATGAAAGAAAAGATAATTAACATATCCGCAACACTGGCAGGAATCAGCCTTATAGCGTTGATTCTAAGACCGGTACAGCCGCAAGCTAAGATTAATCAGCAGAGTGCAGTGTTAAGTGAATGCTACAACTCACATGTTGATTATAAGGTTGAAACTGGAGAGATAAGTGTTGATGAATATGAGTTATCGCTCATGGCACATTTGCTGATGGGTGAATGCGGAGCGACATGCAACGATGATGAAATGCTATATCTTGCAGGAGCCGTTGTTTTGAACCGAGTACAAAGTGAGTATTTCCCTAACAGCATTGAAGAAGTTATCTATCAGTCAGGGCAATATCAATGTACAGAACTTAAAAACAGCGGATTCTATAAAGAACCAACAGAAAGGTGTTGGAGAATAGCAGAAGAATTATTAATAAGCGGATATGACATACCTAGCAATGTGTTGTATCAAGCTGAATTTAAGCAAGGTAGCGGTGTTTATAAGAAAGTGCAGAACATGTACTTTTGCTACAAGTAAGGAGTGTTTATGGAAGCAAGGATAAGAGAAGAAATGTTCAACCTGGGAATTCTTTCTAATAAAAGAGGTTACATCTACATAATTGAAGCTGTTAAACGGTTCAATTCTTCTATAACAATGGAAGAAATTTACAATAGCATTGCCAGTACAGTAGGCAAGTCAAGATGTGTTGTTGAAAGGTCAATTAGAACAGCAATTAAATCAGCTAACCATGATTTATCAGCATGGAAGAATTATGACTGTCTCACAGCAAGAGGGGTTATAACAACGATGTATTACAGATGTAAGGAGAATGCCAATGAGTAGCATAAAAAGAATTATTAAGCTGAACAGAAACAGACAAAGAGCTATAAAGGAAAAGGATTTTAGAAAATTCTATACTTTCAGCTGCAAAATCCATCTGATTGAAAGAATGGATAAAATACCAATAGGAAGTTACATATTGAAGTAAGGAGAGAAAGAAATGGAAAATGCAATTAATAACAATAATATCACATTAGCAGGAGTAGTTGAGAAAGAGCCAGAGTACTCACATGAAGTACTTGGTGAAGGGTTTTACATCTTCATGCTCAAGTGTTCAAGAACAAGCGGTAACAAGGATACATTACCAGTAATGATATCGGACGGATTTGTTGATATCAAAGAAATCAAGGTAGGACAGGTTGTCACAGTTTTAGGGCAGATAAGGAGCTTCAACCGGCATGTTGATGATGTGAAGTGCAAGCTGATTTTATCGGTATTTGCAAGAGAACTTGAAATACTGGCACAGGACGTAACCGAACTACCGTTTGAGGAAAATATTAATACAGTTATACTTGACGCTCATATCTGTAAACCACCTATATACAGATGTACTCCAAAGGGCAGAGAGATTGCGGATATCTTAGTGGCAGTAAACAGACCATATGGCAAATCAGATTACATACCATGTATAGCATGGGGAAGAAATGCGAGATTTGCGGGTGGACTTGAAGTTGGAGAACACATCCAGATTCAGGGAAGATTTCAGAGCAGAGAGTACGCTAAGAAGATAAGTGACAATGAGATTGAGACAAGGGTTGCTTATGAAGTATCAGTAAGCAGGATTGATTACGCAGAGGAGGGCGAAGCTAATGCATAGCGATATTACAGTTAGAGATTTAGCAAGTATGGCTATTGATGAAGATGTGGTATGCCAGATATGGACACCGTTGCATGGAACAGTTTTTAACGGTTCATTTGAAGAAACTAAGTATTCAGCCTATGCGGATAGGGAAATTGATAACTTCCAAGTTGAAGATGGCGTATTTGTTATGAATATATAATAAGGAAAGGATATGTTTATGGAAAGAGCAGTTTTAAAAAAGGTAATACTTGAAAACTTTATGTGCTATGCACACGCAGATTTTGATTTTTATGCCATTACAAAGATTACGGCTAAGAATGGCAAGGGTAAGTCGACTATTGCCACAGCTTATCTGTGGTGCTTGTTTAACTGTGATTATGAATTAAAGGATAATCCGGTTGTCAGAAGAGAGATTGACGGAAAATCCGTTGATGATATGGACACAAGTGTTGAACTTACACTTGATGTTGATGGAAAAGAAATAACTATGAAGAAAGTACAGGTCCGTACATACAACAAGGATAAGACAGGCTATAAGGATGATAACTCATATTACATTAATGATGTGAGAAAGAATCTTAAGGATTTCAACACATATCTTGATGTTGATATGAATGTGTTTAAGATGTGCAGCAATGTGAACGCATTTCTCAATCAGAAGCCGACAGAAATGAGAGAATACTTATTCAGCCTTGTGGGAGATGTTACAGACTTTGATATAGCTTCACAGAAAGCTGAATTAGCTGAATTAGTTCCTTTACTTAATAAATATACAGTTGAAGAATTATCCGCTATGAATAAGGCTACAAAGACCAAGATTACAAAGGATTTGCCTATTCTTGACGGACAGATTAAAGAAAAGGAAAGAGATATACAGCTTAAGCAGAGCATTGATGTATCTGACCTTGAATTACAGAAGAACAGCATTAAAGAACAGATTGCTGATTGCGTGGCAAAGCAGACCGACAATGACAAGCTGATGGCTGAATATGACAAGGGTAGTTCGGATATTCTCAATTTGAAGTTTGAACTTAACGATATGTCACGCAAGGCTAATGAGGACAATGTTAAGGCAAGAAGAAATCTTGAATCACAGATTAGCAACCTTAATTATGTGATTATAGATAGTAAGCAGTCAGTAAGTAGTGCAGAAATTATTGTTAGTCTTGATAAAGATAAAATAGCTGAATATCAGAAAACACTTGATGATAGCAGAACCGAATGGAAAGCCGGAAAAGAGCGTGTATTTGACGAGAATAACCTTATTTGCCCTTATTGCAAACAGGGATACCCGGAGGATAAAAAAGAGGAATTAAGGGCAGATTTCAAGGCACACAAAGAAGCAGAACTTAACAGAATTACTGATAAAGGCAACACAGCTAAGAAAATGCTTGATGAAGTCAAAGGATTGTTAGTTGGAGCTGAACAGGAATTGGCTGACAGAAAGCAGAAGTTAGAAAAACATTTAGTGGATTTAGCAGACCTTGAAAAGCAGTTATCAGAACTTCCACAGGAAATTGATGTGTCAGCTACAGAGGAATACAAGGCACTTGAACAGCAGATAGCTGAAAAGGAACAGGCTATGCACAAGGCTAATGACGTTTCGGCAATTAAGGCAGAATTAAAGTCGCAGGAAACAGCTTTAAGGCAGCAGTTAGCAGAATGTGAAAGCCAGATTGTAAAGTCTGATACGGCAGCAGATGAACAGCGACTTGAAGAATTAAAGCAGACAAGGATTGATAGCGAACAAAATAAAACTAATGCCGAGAAAATCCTTGATTTACTTGATGAACTGGATAAGGCAAAGAATGAAGCCTTGACAGAAGCCGTAAACAGTCATTTTGGGTTAGTTAAGTGGCAGTTGTTTACTTATACAAAGTCTGGTGGTTACAAGAGTTGTTGCATACCGACAGTTGATGGAAAGAGCATTTTAACAACTATGTCTAATAAGGGTAATAGGATTTTAGGCAGAGTCGATATTTGCAACTCAATTCAGAAGATTAGCGGCATATCGGTGCCTATTGTTTTAGATGATTCTGAAAGCCTTAGTACAGATAATCAGAAGAAAGTTGCTGAAATGGTGGATAGTCAGTTGATTATGCTGATTGTAAATGACAGTGAGAAATTAGAGATTGTGGAGGGATAATATGAAGCTCTATTTTTACAAATTGAATACAGGTAAAGGATACGGGAAAGCAGGAATTACAGTACAGGTTTGTGAAGCAGAAGAGAAACCAAAGACATACAGGTCCGTTGGTGGAAATTTTCCAAACCACTTAAGTACTGCAAGAAAAGATGAAGAAGGACTGGCATTGAGATTTAATTATTTATTCCTTACAGAGCCTAATTTTGAGTATGCCAAGGAGATATTTAAGAAACGGGCAGAATCAAGGATTGCACAGACAAAAGAAATACTTGAAAGAGAAGAAAGGGAATTAAAGATAATCGAAGAAAGTGAGGAATAATTATGGCAGAGAATACAGCAGTTGCGGAAAAGAAAGAAGCTGAAAGCAGAGAGCTTGTAGCAAAAGATTTTACAGAGGGAATGGTTGTAAAAATCAAGCAGAAAGAGAAGTTCGGCTTAACGTTCCCTAAAGATTACAACTACACAAATGAGCTTATGTCAGCAATGCTTATTTTACAGGACACACAGGATATGAATAAGAAGCCTGTATTACAGAGTTGCACAAGGGCAAGTATTGAAAATGCACTTATCGAAATGGTAACAGACGGATTATCAATAAGAAAGAAACAGTGTTACCCAGTCGCTTATGGGGGCAAATTAAGCTGTCAACCGTCTGTTTATGGTGCAACTTGCCTTGCTAGAAGATATGGGCTTAAAGACATTAATGCATCAGTTATTTATAAAGGGGATGTATTCAAGTACCACAAAGAAGATGCAAAGACAATTATTGATTGCCACGAACAGAGTTTTGAGAATATCGACAATGATAAGATTGTTGGCGCTTATGCGGTAGCGATTATGGGAAATGGCGAGAAGATTGCAGAAGTTATGACTATGGCACAGATAAAGACGGCTTGGAAACAGGGATACGGATATAAGGAGACCGGAAATGGAGTTCATCAGAAATTCACAGACCAAATGGCTATGAAAACTGTTAAAAATAGACTTCTCAAAGCTATCAACAATACTCATAGCGGTTTTGGCAAAGAAGATGATTACGAGGAAATCAGCCACGATGAAATGCTCGAACAGGATGTTGCCTATGATATTGAGCAGAACGCAAACACAGTAGATTTTGACGAGGACAACATAATTGATGTAGAGCCTACAGACACAGCCGACAAGCAGTCAGAGGAGCTACCGCCATTCATGCAGAGTGAGGAGAGCTGATATGAGATTAATTTCACAGCATGGCAATGTTGATTTGCCTTATGAGCAGATAGTTGTGTGCCACGCAATGGAGAGCGTTATAGCACTATACAATGGAGAGAAATACGTATTAGGCAAGTACTCTTCCAAAGAGAAAGCGTATAAGGCTATGGAAATGCTTAGAGAAGCATATATCGGTATGCCTATCGTAATGCAGAATGTCGCTATTTCAGAAGATGTGGCAAAGGAATTTGAAAGATTAAAGAAATGTGGTGTTATGGTACGAGCCGAAAATCAGCCGTCAAAAGTAGATTTTATCAACAATGCTGTTTTTCAGTTCCCGCAGGATGATGAAATCGAGGTGTGAGTATGTCAGTTGAAGAAATCCGCAAATGTGATAGATGCGGAAAGCCTTTTGAGTACAGTTTGTCTAAATGGGCTGGATATTTTAAATATGGTATCAAAAAAGAAAATCGACTGTGCTTTCATTCAATGTTTTATGGTAATCCAGATGGCTATTCATATGTAGATTATAGATACGACCTTTGTGCTGATTGTACAGAAAAATTATTATTGTTTTTGCGAAGTAGCGAGTAAAGGAGAAGATGTAAATGTACTTAAAATGCTTAGGCTCATCGTCAGCCGGTAATTGTTATCTGCTAACTTCCAACAGTGGAGAAACGCTTATCCTTGATTGTGGAATACCGATTATGGAAATCAAAAAGGCACTGAATTGGAACATTAAAGATGTTGTGGGTGTGTTATGCACCCACCAACATTCAGACCACAATAAATCGTTAAAAGATTTTATAAATATGGGAATACCTGTTTTTGCTCCATACCTAAGTCTTGAATCCATGAAAATGGAAACAGAGTTCAATATACGGATGTTTGATTTAACGACAATAGACGGAAACTGGACACACACAGACGCAAATGGCGAACCTTGCCCAATATATGGCTTTCTGATTACTCACAAGGAAATGGGAAGAATGCTTTATATAACGGATTGTGAGGTTGTCAAGTGGAAGTTTAGAGATATAAACCACATTCTCTTAGGCGTGAATTATGACAAAGATTTAATTGACAGGGATAACACAGGCAAAGCTAATCACGTTTTCAGAGGCCATTTATCCATTGATACAGCTTGTGATTTTGTTAAGGCAAATTATTCAGATAGTTTGCAAAACGTCATAATGTGCCATTTATCAAGTGAAAATTCTGATAGAGATAGTTTTATCGAGAAAATGAAAAGAGTTGCTTATGGGGCGAATGTGGATGTTGCGGAGCGTAACAAGGAATGGGTTTTAAGGAAAGGAGATGAATGTCCGTTTTGATTAGTTGGGATATAGTTACAAAGTTAATGAATTGCTTTCCTAATAGCGTTATAAATCATAACGCAGAATTTATAGCACATATTAGAAGCAATACATATTTCGGATTAAAAGATTGTGAAAATGAAACAGATGTAAAGTGCAAAATGTTGGAATGGCTATCAAGACCTGCACACAAGGCAGAACCATATAACACTAAACGGAGCAATAATGAATTTCACAGATTTATACTTGGCGGTGTAAATCAGTTTTTGGAAACCGATTTTACCGAGAAAGATATGGAGCAGATTTATACATATCTTGGAAATAGGTGTAATCATGCCAAAACATTGAAGTTTATTGAAAGTGGGTATGATATGTCGGTTTTGAAAGATTGAAAAATCCTAGTGAGTGTCCGTTTTAGAAAGGAGATTATATGGCTAAATACAAAGATATTTTTGGAAATGTAAGAGAGTATGAGGACAATACAATAACAATCAGCCTTGAAAGATACAATACTTTGATTATTAAAGAAGCTATTGCCGACTGTCTTGTAGAAGTCAAGGAGAAAGAGAAAAAAGATAATTAAGAGGGAAAGGAGCAGTAATGGAGAGATTAACAAAAGTGATGAGTTGTCCTAACGGAACGAAAATTTATGATATATCCAACAAGCTTTTCGGATTAAATACTAGCAGAGCAGATAAAACAAGAATGATTTTAGAAAAGTTGGCAGAATACGAGGACTTAGATGAACAGAACAGGCTTATCAGATTACCTTGCAAGGTGGGAGATACCGTTTATCTGATTGATAGGGATGAAAATAATAAGTTCAAAGTATACGAGGGAAAATGGAAACGGATATCCCTTATTCAAGAATCAAAGGATGGTTCATTTAATCTTCGTGTAGAAATTTCTTACGACATATATGATTGCTTTTATGATGATGGAAGAACAATGAAGCGTAGGATGTATGTCGGACAGGAACATACGGAAATCGGAAAAGTCGTTTTTCTCACAAAACCCGAAGCCGAAATAAAATTAAAAGAATTGCGAGGTAAAGAAAATGAAAGTAGTAATTGACATACCTAAAGATTTCACAGGAGATTATATTGTTGACAAATTCAAAGATTTCTTTTCAAGGGTTATTGCGGATATTGATTGCAAAGGTATGTGTGGTAGATACGAGAAAGAAATTGCTGAAATGTTTTTAAAAGCATTTGACGATAGCGAAGAAAAGATTTCTTGCAACTGCCAGCACAACAGTAACCCAAGAGAGAATGAGCCTTGTTGCAGATGTGATAGCAGAAACACCAATGCCGACAGGATAAGGAATATGCCAGATGAAGAGTTAGCGGAGTTTCTTATAGCTTTTAATAACACATTCGGCGAAGAATACGAGGGAGAAGCTAGTTGTATGGAATGGCTTCAATCAGAAGCAGAATAGGAGAGAAAGAAGAATGAGATTGATTAATGCAGATGAGCTAAAGGAAGAGTTATCACAACAATGGTTTATAGATATTCTTCTTACAAAAACAGGCAGTAATGATATGCTTAGCACCTTGGCAGAAAAGATTGATAGTCAATCAACTGCGTATGATGTAGATGAGGTTGTAGAGCAGCTGAAAACAGACTCTTCTGTAAGATTGTATGGAAGCGGCAACAGCAATAATTATCTTATTCCTCTTGAAAAGGCAATAGAGATAGTAAAGGCAGGAGACAATATATGAGACTGATTGACGCAGATAAACTAATTGAGGATATTCACAAAAGAAATTATATCGATAAGGCTTTATCTGAAATATTTGAAACTATCATTAATGAACAACCAACGGCTTTTAGTATGGCAGCTAAACCTATTGATAATTTTGTGAATCCTTTTGAAGTAAAGGCAGGTGATAATTCTTGAATTATCAGAACATAGCAAGAGCCAAGGCAATAGAGAAAAGTAATAAGCAAAGGCTACTAAAGATAAATCCAAAACTTGATGATAAGAGTGGTATTTATTTTTTGACCAGAGTTGACAAGAACAATATTCCTTATTTTTACATCGGGCAAGCACTACACCTATCGCAGAGGTTGTGTGGACACCTTGTAGGGTATCAGCACATAGATTTATCAATCAAGAAAAGAGGATTTTATAGCAAAGATAATCCTTATGGTTGGAAACTAAACTTTATTCATTACCCAGAAAACGAGCTTGATAAATGGGAACAGTACTGGATTTTGGAGTACACCAAGAAAGGTTATCAGTGCAGATACAACAAAACAGCAGGTGGTCAAGGAGAGGGTAAAGAAAAGATAAATGAGTTTAAGCCATCTAAAGGCTACAGAGACGGTCTAAAACAAGGCGAAAAGAACTTGGCGAGGGAATTATCCTCTATCGCAGAAAAGCACCTTATAATCCGATTGAAGCCCGAAAAAGAACATAACAAGGTGTCGCAGAAACAGTATGAGAAATTTATGAATTTATTGAAAGTGGGTGAAGAAAATGTTGATTCCGAAAGTTAATGCCAAAGAGTTTGAAAAATTCGGATTTAAGAAGTGTAAGGGCGAATATGGTAAGGGCGGTTGCTACTATCTTTGCGTTTCAAGAGGCGCAAAAATGCTTTTTGTTAGCAATGTGATTTTTGATGTTGATGATTGGATAAATAATGACCCAAGAATACACAAGGACGCAAATTGCCGATACAGAGACCGCAGGACGTATCTTGATATTGTTTATGAACTAATCAGGTCAGATATGCTTGTAAGTGATTGTGTGAAAGAGGGTGATTCAGAGTGAATGATTGCAAAGGCTGTAGATACGAAAGCAGCACAGATATAAAGGTACATTTAGAGTTTTGTACGAATTGCAAAAGAGCCTATTCCAATGAAGAAGATAGGGAATTTCACGAAGATAAGTATAGGACTATAGACTAAAAATCAAAGAAAGGAATAGGTTGTCGCGACATAAAACCGAGGTTTCCTTTTGGTAGATTTAGAATGAAAGAAAAAGTAAAAATTTTTAATGATGATTTTTTAAATGTTGTTAAAAATATAGCTGATGAAAGCATTGATTTAATTGTTACCGACCCACCATACCCAACAACATCTAGGGGAAATGCAGGAAACAGTGGTGGAATGTTTCAAAAGAAGATAAATAAACAAGGAAAAGTTTTTAATTATAACAATATAGATTGCGATATGTATGCATCTGAATTTTACCGTATATTAAAAAATGGTAGCCATTGTTATGTTATGACTAATCATATTAATCTTATAAAAATGCTTAACAGTTTTACGAATTTAAGAACAGAGGACGAAAAAAAAGAATGGTATTAAGCAATACGGATTTCATTTTATTAAGTCTTTAATTTGGAACAAGGGAAATAAAATTATGGGGCAATTTTATATGTCGCAATTTGAATATATCCTCTTTTTTAGAAAAGGGAAAGGGGTAAAAATAAATAATTGTGGCACAAGCGATATATTGTCGATTCCCAATATAAAAAGAAAAGATGCAAATGGTAAAAATCTCCACGATACCGAAAAGCCAGTAGAGCTGATGAAAATATTAATTGAGAATTCATCATTAGAAAATCAGATTGTTTTAGACCCTTTTATGGGGATAGGTTCTACCGGAATTGCTTGTTTACAAGCAAATAGAAAATTCATAGGAATTGAGATTGATGAAAAGTATTTTAATATAGCAAAGAATGAAATGCTTGTATTTGAAAAGGACAGTCAAATGAATATAAGTGATTTTATAAATGGTGGTGAGAGCAAATGTTAGATTTTGGATATTACAACATGGATTGTATGCAAGGAATGAAAGAATTTCCCGACAAATATTTTGACCTTGCGATTATTGATGTGCCTTATGGTATTGGAGAAAACGGAGATAAAAACCATACAAGAAGTAAATTAGCGAAAGCAAAAGACTATAAAGCATTTTATGGAAACGATTTAAAACCACCAGATAAAGAATATTTTGACGAACTTTTCAGAGTTTCAAAAAATCAGATTATATGGGGTGCTAACCATTTTATAAGTAAAATTCCATACGATAGTAGTTGTTGGATTGTTTGGGACAAGGATAATACAGGAGATTTTGCAGATTGTGAACTTGCGTGGACTTCATTTGATTCTGCAGTAAGAAAATTCAAGTATCGTTGGAATGGTATGTTGCAGGAAAATATGAAAAATAAAGAAATTCGCATACACCCTACGCAGAAACCCATCGCACTTTACGAATGGATTTTAAGCCAATACACAAAAGATGGAGATATTATTCTTGACACTCATGTAGGCAGTGCGAGTAGCTTGATAGCTTGCTATAACACTAACCATAAATTTGTCGGGTTTGAGCTTGACGAATACTATTACAAGGTGTCAAAACAGAGGTTAGATACCGAAATGGCACAAATGAGATTAAGTGATTTTATGGGAGATACAGTATGAAAGACGAAACAAAGCAGGAAATACAGATTCTACTTGACCTACTCAAAGGCAGTCTTGCAAGAAATGGTGTAAGTATGGCAACGGACAATAGTGGCAACTTGATGTTCTTTGATACGTCTGCCTATGTTAGAAGTAAAGGCAAGGAATTTGACGGATTCAGAGTTAATATTAACGATTTAGTGAAGTAACAATGTGGCAGAACTTGAAGAGGTAATTATGGCAGGCAATTTTATTAAAATTGACAGAAAAATTTTAAAGTGGGAATGGTGGAGCGATATTAATACATTCAGACTTTTTATGTATATGTTGATAAGTGCCTATTGGAAAGACGGAAATTATAAAGGCAAGATAATTGAAAGAGGGTCTTTCCCCTCTTCAATATCTGAATTATCAAAAGAAACTAATTTGTCTGTAATGGAAATTCGTACCTCGCTAAAGCACTTACAATTAACAGGCGAAATAACAAGCAAAGCAACAAACAAATTCACGATATTTACTGTGGTTAACTACAATTTGTATCAAACGGATAACAAGCAAGATAACAAACAAATAACAAGCAACTTAACAAACAATCAACAAACAGATAACATTCTATTAACAAACTCTATATTAAAAGAAAGTAAGAATGAAAGAACAGAAGAAATTAAAGAAGATAAGAATACAGAAAAAGATATTACTAACGTAATATCCAAAAAGAAAAGTTATTATCCGGATGATGAATTACTTGATGAAGCATTTAACGAGTATGTGACAATGCGTAAGAGAATTAAAAAACCTATATGTACTGACAAGGCATTGCATAGGGCTATGAATACCCTTGAAAAGCTGTCAGGTGGAGATAATGACTTAGCTGTTAAAATTCTTAATCGGTCAGTAGACCATTGTTGGCAAGGATTGTTTGAACTGAAAGAAGATAATTCTAGTAAGCAGGGCAATCAGAATTTCAATAAGGGTGCTATTGACTGGGATAATGTGTAAAGGAGAAAGAATTATGTATTCAGATACAATTTATGAAATCACAGTTAATGATAGTGAAAGAGCGGTTATTGAAGATATATTGAATATATTAGATAATTGCCCTATTGATTTGGGTAATTGTGATTATGTGGATATTTTTAGAAGCATAGCAAATAAAAGCTCAAATGTAGATGCAGATGGCATCAAAATTTTATATGAATCAGGAGGTAGCAACGCTTGACAAGAGAAGAAACAGTTAAAATCATTCGCATTATGTGTGATTGCTACCCTAACTACAAGCCTAACAATTTATCAGAGACAGTAGATGTGTGGAATATGATGTTGGAAAATTACAGTTATGAACAAGTGTCAGTCGCACTTAAAGCATACATCAACTCTGATATAAGCGGATTTGCCCCAAGTATAGGACAGCTGATAGGTAAAATACAGACTATATCGCAGCCGCAGGAACTTGACGGAATGACAGCTTGGGGATTAGTCAGTAAAGCGTTACGGAATGGCACATATGGGGCAGTTGAAGAATTTAACAAGCTGCCACCGCTTGTCAGACAGGCGGTTGGTATGCCAGACAACCTTAAAAACTGGGCGACATCAGATTATCAGACGATAGAGACAGTAATACAATCAAATTTTCTAAGAACTTACGAAACAGTTGTTAAGCGTGCGAATGAAATAAAACGTATGCCAGACAGTATCAAATCACTTATCGAAAAGACGAATGCAAATTCGTATAAGGCTCAAATCGAGCAAAAATTCCAAAGAGATATAAATGCATTACAAATTAAAGAAAATACCCTTATTGGTCAAAATACAAGCACAGAAGAGTATATTGAAGCACCTCAAGATATTCAAGAAAGAATAAACGCCATGAGGTAAAATTATGAAGCCAAAAAATTGTATTTATCCCGATTGCTTTAACTGTACTTTAGATGATTGCGAGTATGATGTGCCAGAAAAAGAAGATTTTAGCAGAGATGCTAAAATTGACACGGAAAATTCTATAGAGAATAAGACAGATAAACAGCGCAGGCAGTATATAAACCAAAAACGCTATCGTAATTCTGAAAAAGGCAAAGCTAAGTTGTGTGAATATGTTGAGAGTGGCAAGGTTGCGGAATGGAATCAAAGATATAATTCTAAAGAAAGTGCCAAGGTTTTAGCGAGGAAAAGGTCGGCGAAACGCAACAAACGCATGACAGAAAAAATTGGAATACCTTATAGCACTTTTAAAGCATATCGGAAAAATTATGGGATAACTGAAAAAGATGTCGAGAAAGACATGGTTATCCGCAAAATGGATAATTGCGGACGAGTTTCAATACCGCATAAGTTTATGCGACAAGGTATCATAAGCGCAGGGGATGTATATAAAATATATCCGCAGGATAATAAACTAATAATTGAAAAGCTAGAGGTTAAGAACAATGAGCAGGTCGGAACAACGAAGATTTCAGGAACAAATGATGAGAGTTCAATTAAACAGGCAGAAGAATAAAGAAAATAAAGAAATGTTTGGTAATGCCTTAACGATTCTGTTATGGGTACTGCACGATAAATTTGGATTTGGAAATAAGCGACTAGAACGGCTTATTGATGAGATTGATAAATTCAATGAAGATTTCAACGCAGGGCTCATAGATCCGAAAGAACTTATTGAACAGTTAGAAGAAGAGACAAAAATAAAAATTAAATATTAAGGAGTATGGCTTATGAAGTTTTCAGAACTGACTAAGCCGGAGCTTGATGAAATAATTGAAAATGCCAATTTTACAGAAGAAGAATTGAGAATTTTCAAGTTGCTTGTGGGTAATATGAGCTTAGAGCAAATTAGCCAGAGGCTCATGTTATCCAAAGCAACAATTTCAAGAAGAATTAAGGATATGAAAATCAAGATAGAAAGGACTGATGAAATGGTTAAAACAATCCCTATATGGGAAAAAGTAACACTGACAGTTGAAGAAGCGTCTGAATATAGCAATATTGGAATTAATAGAATTAGTACAATGCTTAATGAGATTAGTTGCCCCTTTGTTTTAAAGGTCGGAAATAAAAGGCTTGTCAAGCGTAAAGAGTTTGAGAAATATATAGAAAAAAGTAGGGAAATATAGAGATATATTGAAATATAAGCTATTGTGTAGTAATATTAATTATCACGCAATAGCTCTTTATTTATTGAAAGGAGCTAAAGAAAATGGGAAAGGATTTAAAAGGTAAAGAGCTAGGAAATGGAATCTGTCAACGGAAGAACGGAAAATATTGTGGCAGGTATGTTGATAGATTCGGTCAGAGAAAAAGCATTTATGACGATAAACTGTCAGAATTAAGAAAGAAACTTGCAATTGCAATAGCTGATAGTCAGTCATTTACAAGCATAAGAGATGACATTAAGTTGGACGATTGGTTTAATCGTTGGGTAGATGTGTACAAAAAGAAAAGTGTACGCCCCAATACACTTAGGGAATACACTCACATATACACTAAGAATATATCACCTTTTTTGGGAAATCGCAACATAAATTCCTTTGTTAAGTCGGATATTCAACAATTAATTGATATTACTGACGATAAGGGCTATGGATATGAACGGCAAAACAAAATTAAAGTTATATTATCAGACATGTTTTCAAGAGCGATGGAAGATGAGTTTATGTCCAGAAATCCAACAAAAGGAGTTAAATTGAGGGCAAAAAAGGAAGTTTTCGCTAAAGCATTAACAATTGATGAACAAGAAGTATTTTTTGAATGCTGTGCTGGCACATTTTACGACAATCTATTTAATATTGCTGTAAATACAGGGTTGAGACCGGGAGAACTTTTTGCCTTAACTGAAAATGATATTGATTTTGAAAATGGGCTAATAAATGTATCTAAGACGCTTGTATATCAGAAATACCTTGATGATGAACGCAAGGAATTTCATTTAGAAGAGCCTAAAACAGAACAGAGCAATAGGAAAGTGCCTATGAACAGCTTATGCAGAAAGTATCTTGAAAGGCAGATAAGGCAGAAGCATGTTATCAAAAACAAACAGCCTAAAGAGCAGAACGACTATTTATTTACGACAAAATTTAACACACCACTTAATTCAGTTTTATACAGTGCGGCGATTGATTCTATTGTAGATACAATAAATCTTGTCCATTCTGTTGATGAAGAAATGGAATATTTCAGCGGTCACGCTTTAAGACACACATTTGCAACAAGATGCTTTGAGGCGGGTGTGCAGCCGAAAGTTGTTCAATCATATTTAGGTCATGCAACATTACAAATGACAATGGATTTATACACACATGTTATGCCACAGAAAGCAAGTGACGACATTGAAAGAATTGTTAAAAACGAAAATAAAATTGTTGATTTTGTGAAAAACGTGGTGTAAATGCGGTGTAAATATACGCCATACACCAACTAAAAATCCAGTATTTATGCTATTTAGAAGATTAAAAATGTATAATATTTTAGAAACTTATTATGTATACCAGATAACTCCTTATGACCTTAATGAGAGTTATGATAATTACTGTATTTAAGGGATTTTGCGGAGGATAAAATAAAAGTGCTTACTCCATCTATACACCACATAAATCTATATATTTCTATGTATTTCAATGGCAAAATGGTGTAAAAATGGTGTACGGAAAATTTAATGGTGTACGGATAAAGACAATTAAATAAAAGAGCTTTTGCGTGATGTAAATATGAGAAGAACTTGATAATGTTCTTCTCTTTTTTTATGCCAAAATTAAGTTAGAAAGAGAGGTAGTGCGAATGTTTTCTGATGAAGTTAGAGAAAAAATCTTGAGTAAAGAAGAATTGCAGAAACTTGACTTAGTAACATTATCTCTTGTTATCCACGCAATTGAAGAAGTCTTGGAGGAGGTAGACGATGATAAACAATCCTTATCAGACAACACCTATGATGAATAATAATTATATGCCTATGCAGAATCCATATGCGGATAGAATGAACTTTTTGCAAAATTATCAACAGAGCTTACAACAGCCAGTGGCAGGGACACAAATGTCCTTAGCAAATCAACAACCTATGCCACAGCAGATAGTAGGCATTAACGGAAGAATAGTACAGGCGGTTGAAAATATTAATGCAAATGAAGTGCCTATGGATGGCTCAATGGCTTTTTTCCCTAAGCAGGATATGTCAGAGATTTATGTTAAGGGTTGGAATGCTGACGGAACAATTAGAACAATTGTGTATAAGCCTTATACAGCCCCAAAAGATAATCAGACAGTAAATTCTATGTCTAACGCAGAAAACGCTAAATTTACCCTATCAGACGAAAGCACACAGCTATTCTTAAATAAGTTTGAAGAGTTATCGGAGAAAATAGGACAGTTGGAAGATAGATTTGATAAATCTTTAGGAACACAGAGAAAAACTTCAAAAGCTCAAAGCAAAGGCGGTGATGAAGAATGAACCCAATTAACATTTTTCAGATGATGAAAGCTGGCCCGCAACAGTTTATACAACAGATGATGGGGAATAATCAGATTATGAGCAATCCTATGATGAAAAACACTATGCAGATGGCACAACAGGGCAATATGCAAGGCATAGAGCAGATGGCTAGAAATTTATGCAAAGAAAAGGGGTTAAATGCAGATGATGTATTTAATCAGATAAAAAGCAGATTTGGTAATTAGCAGCATATTAGATGTCTTTGCAAACTACCTAGGTGACATCTTTATGAATATATTTTTAGGAGGTAACAATATGTTTTCAAACTCAAATTGTGCCAGCGTACCATTAGTCGCTAATATTGACGGCAACGGCAATAACGGCGGATGGGCTGACGGTGGATGGCTTTGGATAATCGTTGTATTCGCATTACTCTTTGGATGGGGCAATGGTGGATTTGGCGGATTTGGCGGTAATAATGGCGGTGGCTATGTTGCGACAGCGGCTACACAAGCTGATATTCAGAGAGGATTTGATAATTCAGCAGTTATCAGCAAGTTAGACGGCATTTCCAACGGGCTTTGTGATGGCTTTTATGCCATGAATAACAGTATGCTTACCGGCTTTAATGGTATTAACACAAATATCATGCAGACAGGCTATGGCATACAGCAGGCTATTAACGCTGATACAGTCGCTAATATGCAGAATACAAACGCTTTACAGGCACAGCTTGCTAACTGCTGCTGCGAGACGAGAGAAGCCATTCAGGGTGTAAACTACAACATGGCAACTAACACTTGTGCTTTACAGAACACAATGTGCAACAACACAAGAGATATTATCGACAGCCAGCAGGCAGGAACAAGAGCTATTCTTGATTACTTATGTACAAAGGAAAATGCAGATTTGAGAGATAAGGTACAGAAACTTGAGCTTTCTGCTTCACAGGATAGACAGAATGCACTTCTGACTACTGCAATGACAGCACAGACACAGCAGATTGTCAACTCTGTAAATC